GTCCTTGGCATAGCAACGTCCTTTCTCGGTGGTATTTTTGATTTTTGGCGAAACCATTATACCTTGTTGCTATGCCGTTCATTTTTCACCCAAAGATCAACAGCCTCTAGGGCATCGGCGGTGCGGTTGCTGATGCGGTAGGTTACCCGTGCGCCGTCTTCGGTGGCTTCGGCCAGTTTAAATAGGTCGGTAAGTTGCTGCTGGTTGTCAAACGGCAAAAAACCGCTGACGGTGAGCATTTTGGCTTTTATGCCTGTTTCGGCAAAATCGGTGCTGCTGCTCTGGCCGCTGGCGTCTTCGGTGGCCAGTTCTTGGCTGGCCGTGATGCGCAGGGCTTTAAGGCTCATTGAGGTTGCGTTGAGTGTTAGCATTTCAGTCCATCCCTCCGATGATAAACATCGCCAGTTGCTCATATCTAAGTCCATAGCGACTGCCAGTGAGCCGCGCCGAGAAAAGCGAGCACCAGCGACTACTAAACTGGGCACTGGAGTATTGCTCAGTTTAGTAGTCTAAGTTTCTAATACAGTAAATTAACTGCCCCTGTGGCATCTTTAAACTTTGCTTTCCCATCTGTGCTATCAACAAAAATTGATAAATTTCTTGCTGTAGCGGCTGATATTGGAATCATGCTAAGTTCTTTGGATATGACCTTATTCCAAGGGGTTCCTGAAGTTCCTAAATTTTGAGTCGCCGAACCTGGTCTAAGTGCATAATCTTCTGAAGAATCTTCAACTACGACTCTAGAAACGGCATCAGTGACAAGCTGAACTTTTTTGTCTCCTTCAACTCCAAGTGAAACGCCCACACTGTTAGCGTCTAAGAACCCTCTTGTAGATAGACCATCACGCTCAATTGTCAGTGCAACACCCGCAATAGGTGCAGTGCCATTTGCAAGTCCGCCGACCTTAGTTGTTTTTCCTAAGAAGCACGTAGCGTTAACTATTGTTGTTGCATTCAGTGTTGTAGTGCCATTGATGACTGTATTACCCCCAATCAGCCATTGTCCTGCATTGGGTGCAAACATCGTATAGCCAGTTGATTGCGCTAAATTAATTGCAACATTGGAATTTGCTTCATTTAAATCCTCAATTAAAATACCGATTTGGGATCCAACTTCGCCACCGCCAGTATTGTTGATATCTTTAATCCAGTGGCCATAGCGGTTATTTACATGTCCATCACCTGCCAGTTCTGGCCAACTTATAAACCCGCCCCACGAGTTAATTGTACCAGCACCTGATCCTGCATAGACTTGTCTATCTTGGTATGAAAACATATGCGATTGGGCATGTTCACCTTCTGCCCGAGTGACGGAATCAAACGCACCGTAAGTACCTGCATCAGTAACGTCTTTTATTACGGTTCTGTCAGTGTAAGCGTGGCAGTCTGTTAATCCTTTAAGGTCACGCCCAACATAACTCGCATCACGTTTTGCGGCAGAATTAGCTAACGCATTAGTACCAATGCGAACACGCTTAAAGGCTTCTTTTAATCCAACCGCAACATAGTCAGTGCCACCACCCACATAAAAATCATCAGAGCCGTCAGGTACTGCAGCATAATCGCTTGCAGTCATAATCATATATGACTGCCCATTATCCTTTTCAGCGCTATTTCTCCAGCGAGTTCTAACTACAGCTTCACTTAACGCTAACTCATAAAAATCAACTTCAATACCGTTTAATGTTGTTCCAGATTGCAAATCGTTAATTGTTGAGAAAACTAACAAGCCCGTTCTAAACGATTTTTCAATTTTCTGCGCTAACCCATCTACATTCCGAAAATCTTCCACCGCATCAGCAGCGGTTATGCTGGCCAGCTTAAATACGTAGTGCTGTTTGCCTTGCACGTCTATGTAATCGTCCATTTCGGTATTGGTAACGGTAAAGGCGGTTTGGCCTTTCCACTGGCTTCCGCTGGTGCCGTCAAACCATGCGTCTACGTATACAAATTGCGGGTAGCTCGCCAGTGTTAAAATATGCTCTGCTGCCAGTTCTACGCGCAGGCCGGATACGTAACCTGCGCCGGGTGTTACTTTGAAGGTGTTTAATGTGCTGCGCGGTACTACTTTAAAACCGGCGCCTATAAACCAGTCTTTGCCGTTCATGTCGGCGGCAAGCTGGCGGGTTAGTTCGTCCATGCCGTTTAGGCGTGCTGTGTAATCCAACTGCCATGTTTCCGGCGCGACGGTAATACCGGTTAAATCGGCAATGCCGCTGTACTCAATACCAAAGTTACGGTTAAGGGTGTTACCTGCTGCACCTGGCACGGTTACGGTTTTTTGCACGGTTGGTATGTGGCTGATGGCAACCAGCGTTTGGTTTACCGATGAATATAGGCCGACCCAGTTGAACTCGAACGGGCCGGTTAAGCTGTCCATTACCGTAGAATAAATAACTACGTTGTCGTTTACGCGGCCTACCTGCTGCACTATTTGGGTGTGTACTTGCTGGCCTACTGGCGGCACACCCTCGTTGCGGTTTATTGGTGCGTTAGGATCCTGCCCTGGCACGTTGGCAAAAATAAAGGTGTCGATGTCTAACTGTTCGTTATTTTGCGCTTTAAGTGCAAAAAGTTGCTCGCCTGCGATTGTGATCACTTGTGCCATGGTATTACGCCCCTTGTTTAACTGCTGCAACGTGGTAGCTGCTTTCGCTGTCCATCGTCATTAATCGTTTGGCCGGCAGCAGGTTGGTGTTTACTGTTGCCAGATCTAAGTCGTTGTGGTTGTCAAAATTCTTTGGCGGCGATAACACAGCCATTTTTGCAATGGTGGTATATTGGTACCGGCGTGTTGTGCGACCATACTGTCGGCAAATAAAGTCGATTAGTTTTTGTCTGTCGCCAAAGTCCACGTCCATCAGCTGCAGGTCAACTACGTCCCAATCGGTGGTGCTTACCCGCTCGTTGATGGTGATCCACGGTACGCCCAACTTTTTAAACATTTCCAGCCAGCCGCTGGTACTGCCCGCGCCTTTGGCGAATGGCAGCGCGTACTTAACGCGGGTGCGGTACATCAGTTCGGTTTCGGTTGGGATCTGCTCTATGTCGCGCTCCCATGCCAGTAGGTGCACTAATTCAAGCTCGGCTGTCATTGGGTCCAGTTGTTTAGCCGGGAACTGCAGCATGTCTACAAAGCGCTGCCAAAACCGCACCGCGCCTTTGCGCAGTTTATCCAGTTCGCTGGCTGGGCGGGCCAGCCAGTGCGGCATTTTGGTTAGGGCTTTCCAGTCGATTTTTATCATGCGTTGCCGTTCACTATGGTAAGGGTGGTTAAGCGCGGCACGTTGTTTTCACTGGTTATGTCTGGCTGGGCCCAGTTAAGCGACTCTATGCCGTCAAACTGACGGTGCAGTTCTTGTCCTAAACGGCTAAAGCTAAAGCGGATAAACGGTTCTGTGCGGGTTACGGTGTAATCGGTGTTTTCTCTAAAGGCACAGCGGATAAAATTTTCTACGTCTGTCATCAAGGTTGTTACTTCCGCTTCTAGCAAGTAGCTGTGCGGGTAAACCGTTACGCCGACGGCAACGTCTGCACCTGGCATGGCCATTACCAGCATATCGTCGCCGTGGCCGTGGTAGCCCTTATCCATTACGTACTGGTTTAAATCTGCCAGCAGTTCTGGCGAGGGCTCGCCGGTGTCTAGCAGAATATAGGCGTTGGCTGTGCCTGGGCCGCGGGGCGCGTCATGCTGAAAGTATACGTTGTCGGTGTCTAACCCGGCACGCTCGGTCAAAATAGCCCGGTATACGGCGTCAATATGCCAAGGTGCTGCTGCTGTAAAAGCGTTTCTTGTGCGTAACTTTAAATCTTCAAGGCTTTCATCATCGGAGCCGAGCACGTCCAGCCAATCCGGTTCGTTTGTTACGCTTCCTATGCCTGTTACTGCAGCCGGTAAAATATGGTAGTAGCCAGCGCCTAAGTTATAGGCGGCACCGGCTAACTCTGCGACAACAGGTACTAAAATGGTTAAGCTGTTTTGCGGTAAGATCACATCAGCAACGGTTATTACACGGTACACTGTGCCGTTAATGGCATCAGTTTGTACAACCGTTCCGGCTGGTATCAGCAAACCTGGGCCACTTGCCGCCGCCCGGTTAAACCGAATTTTACCTTCTGCTTTGGTTTTCTCTTTTTGGGTTAAATTGTGCTCCCACGCTTTTGCCTTAACAAACTGGGCATCGTTGGCCGTTAACAAAAACAGGTTAGGCAAAATAGCGCCTATCAGCACTTTGTTTACTATCCACGTTGCTGGCTTGGCGACTATTGCGCTGATTAAACGCCAGAACGGCGAGTAAGGAGAGTCATTTGCAATAATGCTTCCCTCCGCGGCTACGTCTTGCTTAAACAGCGCTTTCCAGCCTTCCTCTGTGGTTGGTATTCCTGCCGCTTCAACAATTTTTGCAAAGTCGATGGTTGGCACGGTTATTTTGTCGGCCATTACTGCGCTCCGGTTTGTGTTAGTTGTTGTGCTACTGGCCCAAATTCGATGGTGTCGGCAAATACCCACCATTGGCCGCTGGCCTGCTGTTCAATGCGCACGGTACCCGGCTGAATTCGTATGTCATCTTCAACCAGCAGTTTCAGCTTTATGCGGGTGTCGGCGGTTACGCCGGTTCCGCGATCACTTATGAGCAAATGCGCAAGGCCGGTGTCTAAAATGGCGTGGGCAATGTCTTGAGCAATGGCGGCGCGGTCGGTTAAATACGTGGGGTTCTGCCCGACATCCAGCACCACATCGCCGTTATTTATGTGTAAGTCGCGGTAAATACTCATGCGTGCATTTCCACGTAGTTAGCAAAATTGGTATCCACTTTTTGCGGGTAAATGTTAATTTCGCCTACGCTAGTGGATTTACTGGTATTGGCGTTGGCGATTTGTTGGCTGATGCCGCCTCGTGGCACGTTGCTTTTTAGCGGGGCAATGGCATCTAGACTGGCAATGCCGCCGTTGGCAAAGTTGGTTTGCGTGGGGGATAAGTCGTAAAGTTCTGGCTCGCTAAACCTAGTTTCAATATTAAAACCTATAAGGTTTAGTTTTTCGATAACCCAATCAATGTACTTAAGAAGTTTCTTAACCCACCCCCACTCTGACATTGTGTTTCTTAGGTCATCCCAGAAATAAATAAGGGAAGTAACTGCGGCGATTGCCGCAACAACACCGGCAACAATTAGGCCTATTGGGTTGGCGTACATTGCGATATTTACCGCTAATAGTGCGGCACGTAGTGCCATTAGCCCGCCGTTAAGTAGCCAAACAGCGGTATTCCAAATTATTACCGCCCCGCCCCACGCTGTCATGGCCATGCGCCCGGCGCCCATCATTAAATTAAATAACCCGCCAATCGCTATGGCTGCGGCAAAACCTAAAAACAGGTAGCCGAGCCAGCGCGTGATATTGGGGAATAGGCTGGTGAACCAGATCACCGAGCCGCCCATTTCTGCTATCCAACCCACAAAGCTGTTAAATGATGGCAGTATGGCGTTACCTAGTGCAGCGCGTATTACGTACCAGCTGGCCGCTAAACGCTTGCTTTGGTCTGTCATTGCGGCTGCCATTTTTTCAGCTTGCTGCATGCCGGTTACATTGCCCAGCATGTTTATGGAGTTGCCAAGGCCGTTGATGTCGTTTAGCAACAGCTTGACCATTGATACGGCCTCTTGCGAGCCAAACGCTTTGGCCAGTTCGTCGCCTTGCGCCACCGTTAATGTTTCGCCGTACTTGCCTTTTATCTGGTTTAGTATGTCGATAATGGGCAGCATTTGGCCCTGTGCATCGGTAAATTGCAGGTTTAGTGCTTGCTGTGCCTTACCTACACCGGCTAAAAATGAGCGATATTTTGTGGCTGATTCGCTGCCCTGCATGGTTGCCTGCAGAGTACCCATAATTGCCATTTGCTCCTGCAGCGGAGCCAGACCAGCAGCTGCACCCAGCGCGCCAAATGCGTCTGACATCTTTTTACCGTCAGTTTTAAAAGCTTGTACTGCGGTTGCTGTCATGCCGGTTAAGCGTTCTACCCAGGCGCCCTCGCCCATTTGCATAGCATCGTTTTTAAAGATGCCATACATGGTGCCCATGTAGTTGGTTACTGTTGCTGCATCCGCTTTGGTGGCTTTTGCTAATACGTTTGATGCCATGGTAAAGCGGGATAAATCTGAATCGTTTAGCCCGGCAATCGCGGATTGGATATCGTAACTGGAGCGTACAAAATCGGTGGATGATGCGCCGTATTTTAGCGCGTAGGTGTAGGCGTTATCGGTTAGCATTTTTAGGGCGCTGTCGCGTACCCCTAACGATTTTACTTCGCCTAAGGCGCGGTCCATTTCAATAGCCGGCATAAGTGCGCGCTGTACGGCGTAACCGCTGGCCGCAATGCCACCAATGCCGCTGGCCATCTGCATGGTACCGGCTTGGTAGTTGGCTGTTAGTCCGTTTAACTGCTGGCTGATTTTGGCGATCGGCTTAGTTATTTGGTCTATCAGGCCAATGGTAAACATTAGCGGCTTTGGTAAGCTCATTTACTGCCCTTTTTAGCTGTGGCCAGTGCAGTTATGCCCGGCTATTATCTATTACCCACTTACCCACCAAACGCCTTGCATATTGCGTTGGTTACTATGTGCTCCAAGTCTTCGCGTTGCCGTTTCATTAGCCAACCGGCCCGCGCTAAACTTTGTTCACTGTCGCTTTCATGCGGCAGTAAATGCCGCCTTAAAATGAACAGCTGTTCCAGCTGATTCGATTCTATTGATTCGATCAGCCCTTCTATTTTTTTACAGTAATGTCCAACATCGGGCTAAATTCTGCTTTTAAGAAACTGGCAATTTGCAGCTCTGCACCTGGGTTGGTTTCCAGCAGTTTTTTAAATTCGTCTTTTTGCTCGGCGCTAATTGTGCGCATCGTAAAATTGTGTGATGCGGCGGTTACAGACTGGCCGCGCGCGGTGGCGTCTATAAAATCGCTGTGATCTTGCACGTTTACGTTGAATGCAAAGCTCATTGCGCCAATGTTTAAGCTGATTGTCTTTTTCATAGTGTTTCCCTTTCTCTTCTGTTTATTAAAAACTGTTTTAGGTTGTCGAATTCTTTGGCCATTTGCCTTTCCATGCGGTCGCCAACCTCTTTAACATCGTTCTTGGTGGCGTAGGTTTCGGCTACGTGGGTTTTGTGGTTGCTCAGTTCTGCCCGGGTGGTATGGGCCACGTTGTTTAAATAGGCAACCAGCGGCACAACTATGGTTAGCAGCAATGCGATAAAACCAATTAATACTGATAACCAATCTGTCATACACCCGGCTCCGCTTTGGCGGGCTGGTTTTGCGCGCTCATTAGTTTTTCGCGGTTGTTTGCGTCTTTGGTGCTGCTTACCCAGTAGTACACAGCGGCCGATACAAACGGCAGAAAATTACCGGACAGGTAAACCAGCAGATCGCGGTTGCCGTCTGGTATTGGCAGTAAAAATAAAACGGTCATTTGTGCCGCTAACATAAACAGTAAAAACAGCGTTAGCGCGGCTGGCATCCAGTGATCGCCGTGCATTAACCTGGCGTTCTGCCGGTCGCTAAGCTCTGCTTTGTATTCGTCCAGTGCTATTAGCTGCAACTGCACGTTTGCCTGGCGTATTTGCTCGCGCTCTTGCGCGGCCCATTCTTGCAATTTTAGTGCGGCGGCTGGGTCGTTTTGCAGGGCAGCGGCTACCGCTTCCGGGGTGTTGTTGGTACCCAATGCCCCGGCAATTTGGCTGCCAATGCTAATGGCTAAACCAGCTGGGCCACCAAGTAGCGGGGCCACTGAACCGGCAATACTGCCTACTGTGTTTGCAATTGATTTCCAGCTCATGGCGACCACCTATAAATTCACGATGCGATGTAACCAGCCGAAGCTGTACTTTTCCTGACTTTCGTCATTCGCTGCTATATCGATACAAAAGCTAATGCGCTGGCCGCGAACCGCTTCAACTAGCACTTTAATTCCTTGCAGCTTTCGGTGATTGGCATAGGCCGTTAGCGCGGAAATGCTGCGGCTGCCGATAACGCCATCCTCAAGCAAGTCTGGATAAAGGGTTTGGAGGTTGTTTAATACGTTAAGGGCGCGTTGCAAGCTTCTGCCAGCGCTGCCAATACCTGAGTTAACGCCAAAATCAAATAGCTGCTCTGTTAAGCATTCGCTAATTGCCTGCACGTCATCCAACCGCAATGGCGTCCAGTACATTGCTTCATAAATTTTGCACGCTAGCTCATAGGGCAAATGCTGCATTTGCCCGTTATAGCCGTACTGCCGGGCGGTTTTAATGGTGATGCCAAACATGGTTTCCCCACCGCGATCAGTTTTGTCGTTGACGTAACCGCCTTCGCGCTCGATCAGCTCTTCAATTAATTGCGGTTTTAGTAAACTCATTGTTTTATCTCTCTTAAACACTGGCATCCTGTGCATAGCTGCACGCCCTGTATGGCTTCCCTGCGCTTTTGTGGTATTACCTCGCCACACTCGGCGCAGTCCTTTGCGCTGGCTTGTACTGGTTTTTCTGCCAGCGCTTTGCGTTGTTCTTCAAAGCGCTGTTCTAACTGTATTTGCTGTGCTGTTACAAAGTCTGCTGCATCCATTCCGCTGCTCTACTGCTTAATGTTGGCGATTTCTTCCGGGCGCAGGTACGACACACCATTGATATGCACAAAATCTGGGCTGGTTACGTCAAACGGGATTTTGAACAAACTGGCCTGCCCGCCTTTTTTGTCGATATCTAAAATGTCGCTTAATTTGATGCGGCAGCCGAAGGCCTCCACTTTCATTTCATCGCGGGCGGTTTTGCCGTAAAACATGATGTCGAACGTTTGCATTGCTCGCCACGCGCCGGCCGTTTTTGCCGCTTGTGAGATCAGATCAAACTGGCTGGCATTAACGTTAAGTTCGCCATTGGCTGAAACATCGCCATCAACGTAGCCGTCAGGTATGCCGCTGGTTTGGCTTACCGCGCTGTTGTCGGTAATCGTCAGGGTGGCGGTATCTACGTGGATCATGATATCGCCCATATTGACGTTAAAATTCATTCCTGATAAACGCATGGTGCCAGCTCCTAGTTGCTGCTCAGGTCAAGCAGAATATTGACCGTGATTTCTTTTGGTGAGTTGTAAGGCCGCACGATCAGATAAATGGTTACTGATTTGCTGTTGTGCCAAACAATGGTTATGTCGCCGTCTTGCGGCGGTTGAATATCGCCCGGGAACTGGACACCCAGTAACACGGTGCTTTTACTCATGTCGCGCAGCGGCTTGGTAAAATAGGCTTTGTTTAGCTCAATGCTGGCAGGCGTGGAATTAAGCGCCCGGTTTGCAATGCGGCGAATAGCTAAAATACGCACCTCGCGGCTGGCTTTATGCACTGGCCGCACATGCTCAATGTACTGATAGTCACCACCGGCAGCGTCTAACGTGGTGCCATCGCTCCAGTACACGCCCTCTAAATCTGGGTACCACTGCGGCACACTAAAACGGGCATTAGCTAATGTTTCCAGTGTGGCCAGTGTTAATGGCGCGGCGTTGCTGTCTACTGGCGCAGCACCTAAGCCCACCACGGCACCTGTTGCCACGCGCATGGGGCTGTCGGCAATGCTGACTGCTCGGTTACATAACCGGCCAGCTAATACTCCCACGTTGTTACCGTGTAGCTGCGGTACCGGGATAACCAAATGCGCGGCTACGCCGTTTTGCAATGCTGCTAATGCGGTTTCGTACTGCTGCCATGTTTGGTTGGCGGCATCAATACCGGCAACGGCAACAATGCCCGAGACAAAGCGGCCGTGGGACGCTTGCAGCCCTTGCAGATAGTCATGCTTAGCGGTAATAAGCGCGGCGGTTGCACTGATATCGCAGAACACCACCATTTCAAAGCTCTGCACCTCATTGGCTGCGGTGATTGCGTCAAATACGTCTTCTTCTTCTGCCAGCGGGTATACTGCTGCTGTCCAGTTTTGCCCGGCGTTTTTCTGTGCAGCAATTAGCTGATCGCGTAATACGCTATCGGCAAAAGCGGCTGCTAAATCAGTTTGGGCGCCAATGCTAAATAACTGGCTTTCTTCGGCCTCTGCCCCGGCGCGGCCTACGTACAAAAAGTGGCGTTCGATGGCTGTAATGTCACCCTGGCCTTGATTTAAATTGTTTACCTGCACTTTACCTAGTGACATTTTTAGCCCCTTTGTGTTTTGTTAATTTGTTCAATAATGCTGACCAGCTGCTGCTGCACATTTTCGGTTTTGTCGCCCAAAAACGCGCGGGCCGGTACTGGGATATCCCAGCGTTGTTTACTGGTTTTGCCACGTAATTCGCCCAGAATTACCCCGGCTTGGCCAACGGTTAATGTGTCCATAATTTCGCTAAGGCTGGCACGGCGATAACCGCCTTTTGCGGTTTTAATTTTGTAGCCCGCTGCCGACAGCGCTTTTGCCTGGGCCCGGCTGCAGGGTGCTTTGTAATCTGGGATACCGTGTATTTTTGCCATGCGGGTAGCGGTCATTTGCTCTCGGCCACCCTCTTGATGCAGCGCAGCAATGCGGCCGGTTAAGGCGTTTTTGTGCTTTAGCTCTAAACGATTGGCGTTTTTTACAAATGGCTCCAGCGTTTTGCCCAGGCGTGAGAGCATGCGGCCTTTTTTGCTGTTGGCACGGTTTTTAAATTTGCTGCCGTCAATCGCGGTTTGGGTTTGTAACCGTTTGCGCGCTAATGTGCGCTCGTAACGGCCCAAGGTTTTTAGTATGCGTACACGCTTACCCGCTGGCAGTTTTAGCAGGGCTAACTGTAAATTGGCGTCAATGGCCTGCTTTTGGTTTGGCTTTATGCTCAGACTCATGCGGCACCGCCCGGCACGGTTTCAACTGCCACTTCTTCGGCCACGTTTACCGGGGCTATTGCCACGCTGTAACGCTCACTTAAAAAATACACTGGGCCCGTTTCGTCCGGCACAATGTCGATATCGTCCATCAGTTCTATTGCGATGATCACTGTGGCGTTATCGCTGCTGATAATATCGATATCAATTTCAGGATCAGTTAGGCCGTATTCGTCCCGTTCCCAGCCGCTGCTAAGTAAAAACGCGGCTAACATGGCCAACAGGTTGTATGGGCCAACCCTTAAATGCGGGAAATTTTCAATCGCGATAATGGCATTATGTTTCCACTTTGCTACCCGGTAAGCGCCCACGCCTAAGTCGGCACCGTCAAGCATGAGTTTGCCGTTTTCTTGCCATGCGTCGATATTATTGGCTTGTATATAGGGCTTTAGGCTGGCCAGTAAAAATTCGGTTACTTGCTGCAGCTGGGTTTTAGTTTGCTCGCTCATAATGAGTGCACCCCCGCGCGGCCAAGGCCTAACAGCAGCCGCACGCCATGGTTTGAGTGGGCCAAAATGATACTTTGCTGCTCGCTGTCGTTGGCTTTGTTGTTGCCCGCTGGCTTTTGGTCTACGGCAGAAAAATAACCCAGCAAATCGGCGTGGGAGCGGGCATACACCGCGCCCCGGTAAATGCTAATTTGCTGCTCGCTAAAATTAGGAGCTAGGTTTTCACCCAGGGTGAATGGGACGTCCGTGTCTGCGCTTGCCTGCTGTGCAAATCTAACCAGTTGTAACTTTATTTCGGCAACGCTGCGGTTTAGTGAGTCGGCTATTGTTGCCTCTTCAAAATATTCAGGGATGCGGCGGTTTTTGCGAAATTCACCGGTCGATAGCACCGGCCAGCCGCTAGCGGCATCTATTTCAATGCTCTCTTGTGCTGGTGACTGAAAACCGAATCCGCTCATTTATGCCGCCTCGTTGCCGTTAATTAGGTTCAGTGCATTTGGTTTCGCAGTGGTTTTAACAGTCGCCTGTTAAGCACTCCACCAGTGCACTGGAGGGTTGGGAGTCGTTCCCTTGCGGTTGGTACCGCGTAGTTGTTTGTAACTAGCCTTTTTATTTACAGCTTTGTTGCTTCTTCTAAGGCTCTTAGCCGCATGGCGATTTTGTTTCGTACTGTTTTTACCTGGGCATGCTTGTGTAAGCTGGCCGCTTTTTCTAAAAGTTGATCGGCCTGCTTAAGCCGGTTTGCATCGCCAACATGGCTGGGCGTAATTTCGCCGTTGGCTGCGCGCAGTAAGGCGAGCCCTGCAAACTTGTAGAATTTCGCGGTAACCTGCTCGGGTAACTTCCATTCGCTGGTAACGCGCTTGAACACGGTGCCAAAATACGGTTCGATGCTGTGGCCGTGTTCGGCTTGTTGCTCTGCCCAATCAAAAACGGTGTCGGCAATAAAGCCAGGCCACTTGCGCTTAATGGCACCTGCCATGGGTTGCTGTAATTCAATGGCAGTAAATGCAAGCTCAAGCCCACGGCCCAGATCGCCAATGTCAAACAGCCACACAGTGCAATAAGCAAAAATAGGGTTGTCATGGATCCGTTCCTTCTCGCTGGCCGCGCTGCGGCTTTTTAGATACTCATCGACAATCGGTAGCCACTTAGGCAGCAACTTGTCGCGCTTGTGGGCTATTTTGTCTGCCCGTCTTTCAAAGGCTTTTAGCCTTTTTAAATCTGCCTCCAGCTCTATCAGCTGTAGGTGCAGGCTGGGCGCGTGTTCAGCGTTGCCCGTAAGCCTGACTTGTTCTAACTGCTTTTCGGCTCGGCGGCTTTCTTTCCACGCGAGGATGGCTGCGCCGCCGACGGCTTTTTTAACTCTTCAGTCGCTTCTTTTAACTCGGCCGTGGCTTGGCCAATATCTTCGGCGCTGTAGGCAAGCTGGCTGGCTGTGTCTTCCAGATCACCTGTGGCGGTGTTCACGGTTTCAGCGGCGGCATTAACATTGGCTGCGGCATCTTCTACCTGTGCGGCGGCGTCTTCTACATTGGCCGCGCTTTGGCTTAATTCGTCTGCCGTTTGCGCTGCTGTGTCGCTTGGCTCGGCGGTTTGGTTCAAGGCTTTTTCAGTGGTGGCTACTTCGGCCAGTGCTTTGCTATCAACTGTCATAACTGCGGTTTCGTCCGAGCCATCTGCCAGATCAAAGCCGGTTACAAACGAAAAGCCGTTTCGCTCTGCGGTTTCAATCAATGCCTTGGCTTCATCAATCGCGCATTCATACTGGCAACCCAGCAAAATAGCCAATAGCGCTACGGCTTCGTTTTCTGGTGCGGGTGTTGCAGCTTGCTGCGTTGTGGTGCTGCCTTGCTGGGCGCGCTGCGCTTCGCGGCGTTTTTTAAAATTGGCAATGGCACTCATATTTTTTACCTGGCTGGTTGTATTAACCGGTGGCAACTGCCACCGG